AGGGAAGGAACACGGAGAGGAAGCGCATCACCCCATGGCCCAAGGTGGGAAGATGCCGGATCGTTGGGACCAACCGGATCAATCGCATCGGCGAACCCATCAGTTCAACCTGTCAGTTCAACCCATCACCCCGCCCTTCCCTCGTCACGCGAACGCACGCAAGGTCAGGCCCGATCCGCACGCTACCCTTGCGCCAGGTACTGTGCCATTTTGTCGCAGTGTTCATGTGGACACGTGTTCAGGTGGACACTAGTGATCGCCCGTACACTATGCCACATTGTCCCTACGTAGTGCGCCAATATGTCGCGTGCCATTGTGTCCCTACGTACTGTGCCATTCTGTCACTGTGCCAATATGTCCCACTAGGGGGGGGAGGGGTCAGCTGGGCCCATCGGGAGCAGGATTAGGATTGGTCCACGTCACCGTTAAAAAAAGTGCCAAAGGACGGTTAGATGCACCGTTAAAAAAATGCCTAAGAGGGGTCTAGGCAAGCTGTAAAAAAATGCCTAAGGGGGGTGTCTTTTAAGGAGGGGGGTGTGTCTTTTAAAAATATGGCCTTAAGGGGGCTATGCTTGACAAAGGTGGGTGGGGAGGGTGAGGATGGCTGTATGGCAAAGAAAGCTCTTAAAACGCAAGGAAACCCAGCAGGATACAAGGTAGACCGGGCAGCCGGGGACATTGAATACCTGTTTAAGCTCTATCGGGAGGTGCATGAGCGGGTGGCTAAGTTGGAGGAGGAGGGGGTGGCGTTAGGGGAGTGTTTGGCTAACGAGGCGTTGGATCGGATGGAGGAGGAGGAAAGGGCGTCGAGGCCGTGGTATATGAATGTACGGGCATGGCTGCGGGAAGAGGAGAATGCGCTTCTTGTGGCTTCTGTAGGTTGTGCCCTTCTTTTTGTTGTGGCTATTGTTGCTATTGTGGCTATGATGGCATGAGTGGGAAGGTGAAGGTGCTTCCGGCGTTGGCTACAGCGGTGGCTACGTCCACGGTGGGGGTGAATGCCATAGAGAGGCGTGAGCCTGTTAAGGCTACGTTAGCTCTGGAGATGCTGGCAGGAGGGGAGACGTATGAGGCGGTGGCTCGGGCTACGGGGCTTAGTTTTACGTCTATTGCCGCGCTAAGGGCTAGGAATGACAAGCCGTTGGAGGAACGTCGGAAACAGCTTGCCGTGGATGGGTTTGAGATGGCCGAGGGGCTTAGGTTGCTGGCAAAGCAGAAGATGCAGAGCTTGGCTGACAACCCAGATGAGCTTGCCAAGGTAAATCTGCGGGACTTGGTGCTGCCTTATGCCATAGCCCAAGACAAGGCGTTTGCGGCCTTAGGGGAGAACAAGGTGATTGTGGAGCACAGGAGAGGGGCGTCGCTGGAGGATGCTATGCGAGAGATTGAGGCTGTGCGGGCCAAGATACGGCAAAGTGCTATTGAAGTGGATGTTACGCCGGTAGTTGCCAAGAAGGCTGCTGCTCCTGACGACGAGGATGAAGAAGAAGGGGAAGAGCTTCCACAGAACGCATGAACACCGCCGTACACTTTAGCAGCGCAACCGACCTGTGGTCTACACCGCAGGACTTCTTCGATAAGATCAACGAAGAGTTTGGTTTTGAGACAGACGTTTGCGCTTCGGTTGAGAACGCTAAGTGCAAGAGGTTTTTTACCAAGGAAGACGACGGGTTGGCCCAAGTATGGATGGGTGTCTGTTGGATGAACCCACCTTATGGCCGCGAGATTAACCAATGGATGGAAAAGGCTTACAAATCTTCATTGGATGGCGCAACAGTTGTTTGCCTAGTGCCAGCAAGGACTGACACCGCGTGGTGGCACGATTACGCCGCCAAGGGCAAGGTGCGGTTTATTCGAGGCCGTCTCAAGTTTGGTGAACACGCCAACTCAGCACCGTTCCCGTCTGCTGTAGTGGTGTTTAAAGCAATAGCATAATCCAACCGGAAATGGCATTTGTTTGGCGTAAACACCCCATCCTGCTACCACCTACGGAGGCCGAGACAGCCATGATGGAGCCGGAGCAGCTTGTCTCCCTCCACACGCTCTACCATTCGGCAATCGCGAATAGCGAACAAGACCCCTATCGCTACGGGTTCATCCTAGACAACTGGCGTAGGTGCGAGGAGTTGCTTTTGCAACATGATGCTGTGATGGCACTTGGCGGAAACAGAGCAAGCAAAACGCAGCTAGGTGCTTGGCTGACAATTAAATGCGCGATGCAGAACGAGGGCAGCTTGATTGTGTGCTTTGCCCAAAACGCTGAGTTGTCGGTGCTTGTGCAGCAGAGTGCCATCTTCCACCAGCTTCCAGCGGAGTATAAGCACAAGACGCTTGGGCAGGACGAATACATCTCCTACACCAAGCAGAACGGCTTTGCCGGGAATAGCCTCATCTTCCCCAATGGGAGCCGAATCCTGTTTAAGACATACTCGCAATACACGCAGAATCAAACTGTCCTGGAGGGGCTGGAGCTTGGTGCCTTCTCCCCTACGGCGGTTAATTTGGGGGCGTGGTGCGACGAATACCTCGGTGGCCCCGAGTTGGTGGACACTCTGGCCTTCCGTCTAGCCACCCGTAACAGCAAGATGCTGCTGACGTTCACCCCGATTGACGGCTACTCTGAGACGGTGAGGCAGTTTCTTGATGGCGCAAAAACCATCGAAACCAAGAACGCCGAGCTTCTGCACAACAGGGCACTTCCTTACGTCCAGGAGTGCTCTAACAGGGATGCAGCCATCATCTACCTTCACACGAAGGACAATCCCTTTAGCGGCTACGAACGGGTGGCTAAGGAGGCTGTGGCGAAGGGGGATGAGAGTTGGATTCTGTGCCGGGTGTATGGCGTTCCCACCAAGAGCATTTCTAGCAAGTTTCCCTGCTTTAGCCGCGAAACGAACGTGGTGAAGCATGAGGACATTCCTTGGGTGAAAGACCCGACAGACAACCCCTGCACGCTCTATCAAGTTCTTGACCCGGCTGGACGTAAGAAGTGGTTTATGGCGTGGATTGCCGTAGATGCTACGGATACGTGGTGGGTGTATAGGGAATGGCCGGATGCCAGCCACGGGGATTGGGCTGAGTGGCGCAACGGCAAATGGGGTGCCGGGGAAGGCGCAAAACGGGACGGGCAGATTGAAGGGGTCCAGCAATACGTGTCCCTCATTACCACCCTAGAAGGCGAATACCGCGAGGACATCATGGAGCGGCTGATCGACCCGCGTTTGGGTGCCGCGAAGTATCAGGGGGCTACGGGAGCCTCTAGCATTATTGACGACCTTGCAGATGCCGGGCTTTCCTTTGTTCCGGCCCCCGGTTTAGACATTGAAGACGGCTTGCAGGCGTTACAGAACAAAATGGCCTACAACCGCAAGTTGCCGTTAGACGGCAGCAACAGGCCGCGCTTCTACATCTCCGACCGCTGCGAGAACATCATCCGTTCCATTCAGGAATACACGGGTGACGGCGGCAAGGACGAGGCATGGAAAGACCCGCTGGATTGCGTGCGCTATGCTGCTATTGCCGACATTCGTTATGTCAACCCCAAGTGGCTAGGTGCCATGAAGCAATCAGGAGGAAGCTATTAACATGAACAAGAAAGAGATGAAGTGTAATGTTCCGCGCCGAGATGTGAAGGGCGGGAAGAAGTCTGTTGTCAAAGCCTGCGCTAACGGCGTGGAGAAGATTGTGCGCTTTGGCGATGCCAACATGAGCATTAAGAAGGGAAGCCCCGACCGAAAGAAAAGCTACTGCGCCCGGTCCGCTGGAATCAAGGGTGGCGAAGGAAAGCTATCTGCAAACTACTGGTCTAGACGCGCATGGGACTGCTAAGGAACAACATGAAGATTAAATGCACGGCTTTGGCCGAAGAAATGGGTATGCAGATTGATCAGTTAATGGCGCGGGCGGCTCGTGTCTTGCAGCCCATGCACAGCACAGGGAAGGGCAAAAATACGTGGTTTACGGAGGATGGGGCGGACCTTATCCGTCAAAGCGAGGAAGCCCCGCTCACCGTAGCTCACCGCTACGAAGCCTACGGGATTAAGACGGCACCCAATCCACGCTGGCTGTGGTGCACCATCGACACCTTCAAGGGCAAGATTCCCGTTGCCATTCCCCGCAAGATGCAGGATAGGCTTGTGGGCAAACACTTCACCGTAGAAGCTATCCAAGACATTAAAGGAACTACGTTTAGACATGAATCCCTCTCCCGCTGACATTACGACGGACCCTAAGTGGATTGCCGAGCAAACCGACCGCTTGGCTGGCTGGGAGCTTCTGCAACGCCATTGCGGGCGCGGAGGCCACGAACTGTCCGAGCGCGTGTTAACGGATAAGTTGGCCATGCCCGTATCGTTTTGGCATGGTATGATTCGCCAGATAAAGCGCCGCCATCCTAATGCAAAAAAGTGACGAAGAGAAAGCCCTGACGTTTTACAACGAGAAGGGTCCAGATGTTGTTGTCCTAAAGACGGCTTA